ATCCGTCAGTATCCGTCAGTCCTAACTAATTGATAAATAACATATCCTGACGGATGACGGATTGACAGATAGGGATGACGTCCTATACGTAATGCGTTCAGGTATATTAATGTATATTAACGCTACCTGAATATTACACGTGATTCTATAGGTTGATAGATAGGCCGCATCCGTCAATCCGTCAGGAATGGCCTAAAAATGCTCTGTTTTTCCAGCGTAATCAATAGGATGCGCCGACTGACGGATGAAAAACGCATCCGTCAGGCATCCCGAGCGCCGGTTTCGGCCCTGATTGGCGTCAATGGTTGCCGACGGTCCGGGCGGATGGCTGGTCAGGGTAAGATGGCCGGATGGCTGGTTGGCTGGTCCGGCTGGTTGGCTGGTCCGGCTGGTGGGCCGAAAAGCGGCGCGCCAAGCACGTGCGCACCAAAATGGTGCAAAACGCCCGAAACGATGACCAATCGGCGTTAGCGCTCGCCGTTCAGGTTTTAGCCCGTTCAGTTGTTAATACAAGTGAACAGTATAACCTATTGATTCTGTTAGGCTTTCCGGCGGTATGCTGGCCTTATGCGCGGCGCGGCAATAGCCCGGTGTAATGTTATATCATGACACCCCCCCCGGGGGTGGGTTGTTGACGGGGGCGGCGTCGGCGTAGCCCAACACGCATCTGCTCAACCCCTTACGGCCAAAATCCAAAACACCGACCCCCCAAAAAAATTTTTAATATTTTTTTGAAAGGGTATTGCAGAATATGTATATTTGTCGTATTATCACCGGAAACCACAACAAGGGAGCCGACCAATGGCCGTTTATGGATACACCCGAGTCAGCACTTCGGGCCAAGTAGATAACACCAGTCTGGAAGAACAGACCCGGAAGATTAATGCTGTGGCGCAGTACCACGGCATCCGGGTCGATGACATCTTTCGGGAAGAAGGCGTCAGCGGAAGTATTTCTCTGAGCCTACGCCCAGCCGGCTACAAGATGCTGGCTAGGTTGAAAACCGGCGATACGATTATTGCGGCCAAGCTGGACCGTATGTTCCGTTCGGCGCAAGACGCCTTGGTGACTGCCGAGCGCTGGGCCAGTCAGGGCGTCAAGTTGATAGTCGCAGACATTAGCACCGACCCCGTATCGGAAAACGGTATGGGCAAATTGTTCTTCACGCTTTTGGCGGCGATGGCCGAGTTTGAGCGTAGCCGGATTGCCGAGCGTGTAGCGGCTGGCAAGTACGCCAAGAAACAGTCGGGCGGTTATTCGGGCGGCAAGCGGCCTTTCGGGTATTATGTCGAGGGTACGGGTAAAGAGGCGATGCTCATGCCGCACCCCGAGGAGTACCCGGCGATTCAGTTCATTCTGGAGTGCCGACGGGACCGGAGCATGAGCCTTCGTGAGATATGCGATGAAGTGGAAGGCTTTTACGACATCAGCATTTCCATCGGTACTATTGCGAAAATCATCAAAGAAAACGGATTGAGGTAAGTATGGCCGGGCGTCCCAAGTTGAGAAGTTTGAAAGTTCGCATTATCGAAACGGGGGGCTACGAGTCCCTGTTGGACAAGATTGCCAGCGGGACGTCGATGCGGCGGTTGGCTGAGGAATACCAGACCAGCCCATCGCAGTTGGCGTTCTTGCTGAAGAAGCCCGAGTGGAACGACAAGTTCATGACGGCAAAAGCGATTGCCGCCGGCGTTCAGGTGGAAGATGCCTTTGAGGGCGTCAAGCGCGCGATGCCAGAAGATGTCAATGTCAAGCGCCTTCAGTTCGAGGCGGCTATGAAATTAGCGAGTGTGTTTGACCGCGCGACGTTCGGGGAGCAAAAGCAACAGGTTCAGGTCAACCTGTCGATTGGCGACTTACACCTTCAAGCCCTGAAGCAAGCCCGCGACGGCATCACCATCGACGCCGAAGTGATTATGCCAGCCATCGAACAAAATGACGCCTATGGCGAGGACGAAGAATCAGATGACGAATAATCCGTTTGTCGAGTTTCTCAAGCTGTACCGCAACAACCCCGTTGCCTTCGTCAAGGAAGTCTTGGGGGTGGAACCCGACGAGTGGCAAGTCTGGATGTTGAACCAGATAGCCGAGGGCAAGCGCCAAATCAGCGTGCGCTCCGGCCACGGCGTCGGTAAGTCCTCGGCGGCCTCTTGGGCGATGCTTTGGTTCTTGCTAACCCGTTACCCGGTCAAGGTGGTGGTGACGGCCCCGACGTCCGCCCAGCTGTTCGACGCCCTGTTCGCCGAACTCAAGTCGTGCGCCCGCCGTCTGCCACCCGCCCTCATGGAACTGCTGGAAGTCAAGCAAGAGCGTATCGAACTCAAAGCTGACCCCACCGGCGCGTTCATCTCGGCCCGTACGGCGCGCGCCGAAAGCCCCGAGGCGCTCCAAGGTGTTCACTCCGAGAACGTCCTTCTGGTGGCGGACGAGGCATCCGGCGTGGCCGAACAGGTGTTCGAGGCGGCCGTTGGCTCCATGTCCGGCGAACACGCCACGACCCTTCTGCTGGGAAACCCCACCCGAACGTCAGGCTTTTTCTTCGACACCCACAACAAGAACCGCGAAAACTGGTGTACCCGCCGGGTGAACTGCGTCGATTCCAAGCTGGTTAGTTCACAATTCGTTAAGCAAGTGGCAGACGCCTACGGCGAAGACTCCAACGCCTACCGCGTCCGCGTCCTCGGCGAGTTCCCCAAGGCCGACGACGATACCGTCATCCCGCTGGTGCTGGTCGAGGACGCCATGAGCCGCGACGTTCAGACCATGCCGGGCGCGCCCATCATCTGGGGCGTTGACGTGGCCCGCTTTGGTGACGACGCCACCGCCTTAGCCAAGCGCCAGTCCAATCGGCTCGTAGAACCCATCCGCAAGTGGCGCAAGCTGGACATCATGCAAGTGGCCGGCGTGGTCAAGGCCGAGTACGACGCCTGTGACCCCGGCGAGGTTCCACAAGAGATTCTGGTGGACAGCATCGGCCTTGGTGCCGGCGTGGTCGATAGGCTCAGGGAGTTAGGTTTACCCGTTCGCGGTATCAACGTTTCCGAATCCCCAGCCCTGAAAAACTCATACAAGAACCTCAGAACCGAGTTGTGGTTCAAGGCCAAGGCGTGGTTTGAGCATCGTGATTGCTCTATGCCCAAGGACGACGAGTTGTGCGCCGACCTTGTCAGCGTCAAGTATCTGTCCCCAGATTCGGCGGGGCGTCTGGCCATTGAGTCCAAAGACCAGACCAAACGGCGTATCCGCCGAAGCCCCGACGTGGCAGACGCATTTGTTCTGACCTTCGGTGCGGATGCGGGCGCCGCATTGTACGGGAACTCTTTCAGCACTAAATGGTCAAAGACCTTGAAACGCGGGCTAAAGATGCTATAATGCCCTTAGTTTCATGGTTGGTCCTCTCCCCTAGCGCGTAACCGCGCCTTAACCCCGCATTTGCGGGGTTTTTTTTAACTATTTGTAAAACCGTGCTATAATTGCCCCAAATATCTTTCAAAGGCGTCGCTTCGTGTCCACACCGAATCCTTTCAATGACTTCATTGACGTCAACGTGACGGCGGTAGCTGTGGTCGAGGAAGACCAGCCGGATGGCCGTACGGACGAGGAATTTGAGTCATTTGTCGGTACGCTGATTAACGACTGCGAAGACTTTATCGACGAGGAAATCTCGCCGCGACGGGCTTTGGCCACGGAATACTACAAGGGCGACCTGTTCGGCGACGAGATGGATGGCCGCAGTCAAGTGGTCAGCCGGGACGTCCGCGATACCGTAAACGCCATGCTTCCGAGCCTGATGCGGGTATTCTTTTCGGCCGACAATATGGTCGAATATGCCCCGAATGGCCCTGAAGACATCCCGTTTGCCAAACAAGCCACCGATTACGCCCGATATGTGGTCGAAGCGGACAATGACGGCTTTTCCATCTTTACGGCGGCCTTCAAGGACGCCCTTGTCCGCAAGTCCGGCATCCTGAAATGGTATTGGGACGACTCCGTTTCGGTTAGTTCCGCCGAATATACTGGCCTTGGCGAAACTGAACTGACCGCCTTGTACGACGAAGAAGGCGTTGAAGTCGAAATGCTGGCTCAGTATGACGACCCCGACGCCGAGCGCGTGGCTCCGATTGAGCCGACCATCGACCCGGTTACTGGCGAAGCCGTTCCGGTTCAAATCCCGCAACTGTTTGACGTTCGGGTCAACCGCAAGACCGCCGCTAACCGCATCGTTATCTGCGCTGTGCCGCCAGAAGAATTTATCATTGACCGGCGCGCGCGTACCATTGATGACGCCCAGCTGGTCGGCCACCGTTCGATGAAAACCGTTTCCGAACTGGTTGCCATGGGTTACGACCCAGAAGTTGTTGAGGGTTATACCACCAGCGGCAACGAACTAGACGACAACGACGAGTTCCTCGCCCGTACCGACCAGTATGGTACCGACTATTCCGACATCGTCAAGCGCGTCCTCTACATCGAATCGTGGGTCCGTTACGACTATGACGGCGACGGCATCGCCGAACTGCGCCGCGTCTGCACGATGGGCGGTGCCTACAACGTGGTGATGAACGAGCC